CGGCGGCGGCGTTGCCCCTCTCGCCCGATGCGGCGGCGTTGCCACTCCAGCCAGATGCGGCGGCGTTGCCACTCCAGCCAGATGCGGCGGCGTTGCCCCTCACGCCAGATGCGGCGGCGTTGCCACTCTCGCCAGATGCGGCGGCGTTGTCACACGTTCCAGACGCATGATCTTCAGCGGTTCCCTTGCACTTCTCAAATATGAACTGCGCCCCGGCCTTGATAACGCCACCCAGCCCGATTTCCGCGCCGATCTTGATTTTCTCGCCACACACCTTGGAGTCATCGCTATTACGCTGCCCGTTGTCATCGATCTCTACCTCGCAATAGCGGGAATCCGTTGGCGGATAGTATCGAAACGTGTCCAGCGGGTTTTCACATGCGTGGAATCCTTTGCAGCACAACGACGCTCCAGGTTCCCGATATTCTTTGCCTACCTCATACTGAAAACCACGGCATCTCAGGCGCTTGTCGAACCCCTTGAATGCTTTCAGCAGACTTCTGCGCTTGGCAAACCCCTTGTAATCTTTCATCAGATTTCCCTTTCCTCAAGCCACTTGTCCACCAGTCGCTTGAAAATCATAAACACCCGGCTGCGGCCGGTCTCGATGCACACACCGAACGGCAGTTTTTCAGCCTGAATCCCGTCGGAGAGTGTCTCCTTGGAGATTTTGACGCCGTTTTCCCGCAGATACTTTGCGGCCTCGTCGATTGTCATAGTTTTTACCATACTTTCCTCCTTGCCATTGCTTCGCGGGTGTGGTATAATACCCGCGAAGAATCCTTGCCAATGCTTCTTCGCCGCCCCGTCAGGTTGCCGCCTGGCGGGGCATTTTTTGTTATTGCGCACTTCCCGCCTCATTCCCAGGAAGAGACCCATCCGCAGTGAACTTGTCAATATCATCCTGGTCAATCCGGAACGTTGCGTGGGTTTTGCCGTAGTGCGCTTTCTGGGCGTTTTCGTCGCGCACAGCGACCTCCAGCATCCTGCCAATCTTGACCTTTCCATCGTTCATCTGGCGGATAAACTCCAAGATTTCCTTGGGCCTGCCGTTAAGGTGAATCTTCGTAGCGTTTCCTCCCTTCCTTACTTCTCGGACTTATCCCCACTTAGAAGCTCGTCCACGGACACATTAAAATAGTCCGCCAGCCGCTTCACATTCCGGGGGTGGGGCTTTGTGCCGTTCTTCCAGTTGACGATGGACGTCTGGTTCACGTCAATCTCCTTGGCAATCCGGTAGTTGGTCACTCCTCGCTCCGCCTGAATGCGAGCGAGGTTTTCCGCAAAACTCAAAATTTCCCTCCTTTCTATCCATTCTGTTGCTCTAATATCCATGGTGTGATAAAATACTTACGGGGGTGGTTTCATGCCAACACGAAAAATCAATGCATTCAACGCGGATAACACCCAGGAGAGTACCACCTGTGCTTACCGCGACGTTACAGAATGCCCGCTATGTCACTACGCGCTGGAGCCGAAGCCTCTCGGCGCATACTACGTTGCCGCAGAACGCAGCCACGTACACTCGGCTCTGTCCGTTTTGGAGTTTTGCCCTCGATGCCGGTCGGTTTTTGTCGCGTGCTATCGTTCGGATGATAGCATGCGTACATCATCGACCGCAGATTTTGGGGAACCCATACTCTGCGCCCCGGCTCGTGCCGCCATTGAAAAAATCCCAGATGGGGTCCGTGGCATTTCGCCGGACTTTGCTGAAACCTACACGCAGGCGCATGTCGCTGAGGCAACCGGACTTTCCTCAATCTGCGGCGTTGGGTACAGGAAAGCTCTTGAGTTTCTCGTGAAAGACTACCTTTGCAGCAAGGCCCCACAAGATGCCGAGCAGATAAAGAAAGAGTTCCTTGGAGCAAGTATCAAGCGAATACAGGACCACAGGCTCAAAGTGCTCGCGGAACGCGGTACATGGATTGGGAATGACGAAGCTCATTACGTCAAAAAGCACACCGATTTGGACCTTGAGCAGATGAAGCGTTTCATTAGGGCGATGCTAAACTACATTGAATCGGAACTCGCGTTTTCTGCGGCGGAAGAAATACTGCCCCGGTAAGGGTCGCTTTGTGCAAGCAGTTTCCCGTCGAGGGACCAGTATTTTGCGACTTCCCTAACGGGGTCCCCCTCCACACCGCTGCCGACTGGCCCGATTGTTACAACCACCTGAATGACCTTTGCGGAAGTACAGCCGATCTGGCGGTCATGCGATTCTGCACTCAAGCTTTCACCTCCAAATTAGATTATTTGTTGACAAATTAGAGTACCGGTGTTATCATAACCTTGCTACGATCATTGATACTGCGCCAGGCCGGGAGTCCCGGTGTGGCTTGGTCTCTTATTGCCTGTCCACGGGCTATATTATACTTCAACTTGGAGTATATGTCAATGCAAATTGTAGTATTACTGTGTCCAAAGTTGGAGGTGTATATTTGTGCAGTTTGCTACAAATTTGAAGTATCTGCGAGACGAACGCAAGTTAAGCAACTATCGATTGGCGATGGACCTTGGGTGTAGCCAGTCCACGGTAAAAAATTGGATATCGGGAGATAATACCCCGCACCCAAGAATGCAGAAAACAATTGCAGATTATTTCGGGATTACTGTGGATGCCCTTAACGGTGACAAACTGCCAATTCTCCCGCCCCAAGACATAAAAAATGCGCCCACCCCCACATCGGAGAGTGAGCGCAGTCGGCAGATTGCCGCGCGTATTAGTGAGATTGTTTGTCAACTGTATCCGGAGACACAGGAGAGCTGTTTGCAGTACTTTGAGAGCTTGCTTGCACTGCAAAACGCAGCGCAAGGTCGAGATATTCAGGGTTAAGCTGAGACAGTACGTCCATTATCCTTTCCGTCAAGTTAGTTTGTTCCGACATAAGTAAATCCCCTTCCGAGTAAAAATGTTTTCACCTATTCCCCCAAATAGGACAAATATTGCATACCGCGTTGCCCTATAATAGGCAACAAAGGGATAGATCTTGGGTTATGTTGGCCCCGCCGCCCCCGCACCGGGCGGCAGGGCCGATATAGCAGATAGCCCATCAGGCTGTCATCTGCTACGATTTAAGCATAGCAGTGCCGTGAACCCCTGTCCACGCGCAATCCGGGGGACCGTGCGGTCGATGTAGGGCAAATGGTCCCCGCATTTGAGATTCTGTCCCGCCACAGGTGAAATCTACTTTATGGAGGCGAATAACCATGTCTGCGTTGCAGGAAATTGCGGAAAACATTGAGCAATACCCCAAAAAGATTCGCGAGGCAAAGGATAAGAAAAGGTACACCATCAACGACATCGTGGATCTGTCCGGTGTGTCAAAGTCCGCCGTGTCAAAGCTCCTGGACGGATCGCAAATGGACCCGAAGCTCTACAACTCGGTTGCCATGTGCATGGTGCTGGATCTGTCTCTGGATGAACTGTTCGGGCTGGACAAGCCAGTGGACCACCCGGAATCTATGCAGGCCAGGATACACCAACTGGAGCTGGAAAACGCGCACTTGTCCGGTAATGTAAAAAGGCTGGAAGAAGTAAACGCCATACAGAAGGACCAAATGCGCACTCGCAAACCGGTTATCTTCGTACTGCTTGGTATATGCGCCGTGCTGGCCATGTGCCTGGTGGCGTACCTGTTTATTGACTCGCAAATAACGGCCCAAGGGCTTATCCGCAACGGACAGCCTACCGCCGTGGCGTGGTTTGTTATTGTCGTAGCTGCCACTGCGGTGATAGCCTCTACGGTCATCATCTCTATGGCCCTGCGCAAAAAAGTATGAAAAAAGGCCGCCCCACATGGGGCGGCCATGTCACAATATAAAGGAGGATGAAATGAATTGCGTTAAGTGCGGTGGGGCTTTGCCGGATGGTGCTCTGTTTTGCCCATCTTGCGGAAAGCGGCAATCCAAACAATCCCGCAGGGCCATCAAGAGGCCCAACGGATCCGGCACGGTCTATAAACTGCAAGGCCGAAGGAGCCGCCCGTGGGTGGCGGCAAAAAGTAAGGTGATTATAGGATATTACCCCACGCGCAAAGACGCTCTTGAGGCTCTGGAACGCTTGGCGGGGAAGGATTTGACAGAGCGGTATAACATGACCTTCAGGGAAGTATTTGAAGCATGGAAAGAGGAACATTATAAGGAAATAGGCCCCCGTGGGGTGGAGTCATATAACCGGGCTTTTGACGTGTTCCAGCCGCTCCACGATGCAAGATTCCGCAGTTTGCGGACAGCAGACTTTCAGGCGGTCATGGACAAATATGCGGATAAATCCCACAGCACATGCAGCAAGTACAAGCAGCTTGTTACGCAAATGTCCGCATGGGCGATCCGGGAAGAAATTGCCACAACAAACTTTGCAAAATTTATCCACCTTCCGGAAAACGTGAAAAAAGAAAAGGAAATCTTCTCCGATTTGGACATTGAGAAGCTGGAGAAAAACGGAAGCGACACCGCGAAAATTATATTGATGCTGATTTACACGGGCATGAGAATCGGAGAGCTTTTCGGTCTCCCGCTGGCCGACTATCACAAAACCTATGTCATCGGGGGAGAAAAGACCGCCGCCGGGCGCAACCGGGCCATCCCCATCAGGCCGGAGGGCCGGGCATACTTTGCATATTTTGCCGCCAGGGCGAAGGGTGCGCTCTTGCTGTCCGGCTATACCGGCCAACAGGTACCGGCAAATTTCCGTCGACGGGATTACTACCCGTTACTGAAAAAGCTCAAGATCGAGCGGAAAACTCCGCATGCCACCCGGCACACCTACGCCAGCTGGGCCAGAAGATCAGGCATGCCCACGGAGATTTTACAAAAAATATTGGGCCACGCCGACTATTCCACAACGGCAAATATTTATGTCCACACAGACATTTCTGAGCTGATTGCTGCTGTAGACACGGCTGATAAAAAATAGCGTGTTACTAACACGTTACTAACAAGAAAAAGTAGTATATAAAATGGCGGAACTTTTTGGCGACAAAAGCAAAGAAAAACTCCCGATTTCATACGAAACCGGGAGTTTTTTGGTGCGCGGTACAGGACTCGAACCTGTGACCCCATGCACGTCAATTATAGGCCGATAGCAAACAAACAGTATTGTGCG